CATCTCCATCAATAATGATGAAAGGAGAAATTTCATATACGCTAGTATTTGACAATGCGGTAGTAAAAGGAGACTGGATTCGAATTCTACGATTAGCCCCACTGTAGCTTATAATCTTTCTGGTTTGACCGCCACCTGCTCCTGATTTAATGTGAATACAGCTTGATGTGTAGAAATTGTCATTGGCGCTTGCTGATGCTGGCAGCTCATAAAATTCCGAATTGCCCCCAACCTGAAGCTGGGCTGCTGTAAACTGACTGTTTAATATAGCATTATAGTTTGAACCACCTGACACAACACGAATCACATCGATAGTTCCGCTAACTGCATTACCTGTAACTTCTGCGTTTGCACTGACAGGCATATAGTTGTCGGTGGCAAACTTATTCCAAACATCACTGCTAACATTATACATGTATTTCCACACGTATCCGTCGTTTGTGCTATAGAATTCACTGTTTGGTGCAGCAGCAACGTTGTTGATATCGGGTGCATCGACAGAAACAGCGTTACTGTTGTTGTCGAGAACTTTGAATATGTAGTAGTTTGAGGAAGCGTTTACAGCAACGTAAAAATTTGTGCCAAAAATAGCAGTGTTAGAATCATATGCGTCGTAGACAGTGTTTGTTGTCCACTCAATTCTGGGAATTAACAATGACACGTCGCTGTCACTCACACGTTTTCCAAAAACCATGTTTTGGTGAGCTGAATACAACAATTCTTGGTAACTATCCAACGGTGTTGGTATAGAACCGTTTGCATAGGCTGTATGCTTACCAGCAAAAACATAATATGCCGTGTTTGAAGCCTCAGTAATTGACTCTTTTAGCTGGGCAGCAATATGTGTTTTGAGATGTGTAGGTACTAGTGATTTACTCATGTCGTGACTTGATTAATTGAACTGCTGCTTGTAATTAGAACATTGGATTCTGATGCGTTGACATATGTGCCAAAATATTTTGTTCCTGCAACGTGAACGACCTGTTTCAGCACCTCTGCATATTTATCCAACGGAATTGCCACTCTTATATCATATGAGAAATTTTGATAGTATTCACCGTCGTGAATTACCTTATCGTTGTCTAAAAATCCCCGTGTTGTCGTGTAATAGCCCTGGCCAGTTCCCTGTGTTTGAGCGTGAGTTTTCACGGTAAACGCATTAGCTCCACTTTCGTTAACCACGCTAACTATCTCATCTTCAATGTATCCTATTCCCGAATCGTAGATTTCAACAGCAGTTACTGTGCCGTTAGCAACAGCAACGTTTGCCGTAACAACTGCATTATCACCAATTCTTCTCGATGAGGCGTCATCAAGAACAGCAACAAGATTGGCTGTTGCTCCACTTGTTATGCCAATAATTGTGTTCCCTGGTTGAAACGTATCGAAAAATGTTAGACGTCCAACCGACAGTTGGGTCAGGTTTCCTGATTTAACAATTCCCTTACCTGTAACTGATATTGTTGCGGTCGTGTTTGCACTGACAACATTGCTTGTTGTCTTTGTTGTAAATGTCTGGGCAACGAGAGATGTATTCCATGTTCCTGTTGGAGACGTCACGGTAATTGTGCCGTTGCCTCCGGATATAGAAGCGGAATAGATAATTCCTGTTGCTGTGTTTGCTGATCCGTTTGATTGATATATGAATTCACCTACTTCAACAGCGGTGTTTCCAGTAAAGTTGTTAATGGTTAAAATATTTACAGCTTCAGTTCCAGATTGTTGGACAATCTCGCCATTGCTGAAGTTCGATGATGTGTTGCTGATATAGAAAATCCAATCACGTTTATCAGTCCCTGCTGTTCTCGATTCAAACACAGAAACAAACGGTTTCTTTGTGTAATTCTGACCACCGTTAATACCAGCAATCGATGCTATTGTTCCGATTGTAGCGTCAATGATATCTAAACAGTCGAGGATAATGGCTTGTGAGTTTCCTGAAGGGAATTTTGGAAAACCATACCCTCCTGTCGAGGTGTTGGCGTTCGAAGCGTCGAGAAGTATTGACATGAAAGGAACGTTAGCTCCTGAGTCAGCTTCGTTGTTTGCTCTCAAAAACACTGTATCGAGACGAACGTTTTCTGTGTGTGTTAAACTACCAATAGTAAACGTTGCCCCTGTACCAAGTCCAATGTCTGTAACACTGGTGTTTGTTCCTGAAACATTACCGTAGATGTAGTTGTTGTTTGCTGATACAAATACGTTGTTGACGCTCACGACACCTATTGATGTTGCATTTTGCCCCATCACATTTCCTGTAGCTGTGACGTCAGAATATCCACCCGTGTCAACAAGTGCTGACACGGTGTTGCCAGCTTTAAAAAATTGTCCAGATGCTGGTGTGTTTCCAGAGGCAACATTACCATAGCGCGTTGAGACAAATAACACACCATCAGTATTTGGAGTTGTGTAGCTAACACCCAGGACGACAGCATTGCCAACCATTGTATTTGGTGATCCCGAATCCCATGCTTCAATGACATCACCAACTTGAAAAACTCCGCCTGTTGCAGATACAAATGTGATGTTTGCTAAGGGTTGATATACTGTTTCAAACCGATCGAAAGAGTTGCCGTTTGCAGCAACATCAAGAACCTTTGTGGACACAAGGACGGTCGAGTTTGACATATAACCAAAACCACCCTCATCGAGGGTGAAACGTACAACGCCTGTTTCCGATGCAACGCTGGAAACTCTTAGTAGACCTCCCTTACCCGATCCAGTAGTAAATCTCACGATGTCGCCAACAGAAAATCCAGCTCCGCCAGTAATAACATCGCACGAACTCAAAGAACCCAAGATTTTTGGATATCCCTCAATAATCGGATTGGAGTTTAAAGTTAATATTTCACCAGCTGCAAAAGTTCCGTTGACACCGCTTAGCAGAGCCACTATAATGTATTTGCCACCCACTCGAGTACGAGTAATCCTCTCAACAAACGCTGTTGCCTGTGTTGAAGATCCTACAACTTGTCTACCAGCTAGCGTGTTGGTGTTTGTTAAACCAGGTTCCAATTCCAAATAAACAGGAACAAACCACGTGCCATCCGAGAGTTTGAAAAGGTCTTCTTTGGGATAATATATTGTAGGGGTTACACCGTATGTTGCTTTGAAGAAAATTTCGTAGCTTCGCTGCGAACCCTTGGACCGATAAAAGTCCATGATGTGTTTAACAAGAAACTTCGTGTTTGGAACAGCAAGTTCAAGCGGAAAGTTTTTGAGATATTTTTCTTTGAAATGGACAACAAAATCATCTATTGTTTTGTCTATGTCCCTAAATTCAATTAGGTTACGTGCAAAATATACAGTGTTGTTAGTTGACTCGAGATACTTGTAGTATTCGTTTACAAACTGGACAAAATCTGCCCCACTTTCCGCATAAAAAGATGGGAACTGTTGCTGAACAAATAAAGAAATTTTATCTTCGATTTCCCTCATTACTCTCTCACTCTTTCAACATCAATATTAATATCTTGTTCGAGAACTCTCAGAATGACGTTCTTTGTACTTCTAATATCGCTGCTAGCAGGCACAGCATAAAACTTTATTATTCCACCTGGTACATCTGATGGGTTAAAATCAAACAACGTCAAACGACCAGTTTCAAAATCTGTCGTGCCTATCGACTGCACTACAACACTCTCATTTTCTTGGTCAGTAACAATATTCAATGTACCGGCGTTGTCTTTAATAGAGCATATCTTACCGCCGTATGTGAAGGTCGATGATTCAACAGTATGAGCAAGTGATGTAGAGAAGCGTTTTTCTGTCACGTAAAATTCAGGGGATAGAGGCATATCAAAATCGACCACGTAATTTGTAGGTCTTCCAATTCTCAATGTTGGTGTGGCCAATAGCTTGATTGCCCTCACTTGCGTTTCGTTACCAACAATAGCAGGATCAGCCTCGTCTATTGCTCTCAGAAGTTGACTGTAGCGTAGCGTTGATTCAAAATCATCGAGATAAACATCACTGTATTCATTGATAGCTGCTTGAACAACAGTTTTAATTTCCTCAGGCTGCTTTGTTGAAATGTTGACGTTGTATTTAACAGTCGAGTTGACATCGATGTATGTAAATTCGGGATCGACAAACTCAGGAGTGATTGTGAGTGGCGTTCTTGTTTTGATGAAATCACTATAGATCACTTTGTTAGCCTGTGGAATTCCATCAGCATCAACGATATCAACAGACACAAACACCTTACCGTATTGCGGGGGATCAAGATCTTCCCCTCCGTATACGTTAAGAGATTGGATCTCGGGGAACTGAATTTGAAGCAATGTTTTGTAATCAGCAACGGTGACTGCACGTTCTTGCGTTGCAACAGCTCTCGGTGCATTGAAACGAATTGATTCAGATGTCTCGGCAGCAGATCCGCCAACAGCTGATGATACCGTAGTTATTGCTACGTTTACATGTCCATCAATAGCACCGTCGTTGATAAATGTTGACGCTCCGTTTGGAAGGGCACCACTTGAAACTCGATATTGGACAGCAATCACAGCACTGTTTTTTGGTTTTCGACCAAACACACCGTCACCAAAAACAACCTCGTATTGATTGTTTTCAGCTGGTTGAACAAAGAATATTTTTGACGAAGGTGTGAGGTCAAACAAAGACTGCGACCTCGTGTATGTTAGAATTGTTGCAGCACTGTCTTCAATTACTGTAATAGAAATTGAAGATGTATCGACGGTTGGGTTTGATAGCACAAAGCGCTGGTTTGTTTTTGACTCATCATAGACAAACGACTCTGTGACATAAGCCCCTTCATAAATTTTTGTGTTTGCAGCTGTGTATGTTCCACCAACAGACGAGTTAAGAACAATGTTTTCAGCTACTGTAAATGTATATGTGGATCCTCCAACACGCGAAGTAAACGATGTTCCTTTTGGAACCAACACGGATGACACGTTAGATGAAGGAGTAATACCGATGTTGATAACGGCTTGAGAAGAAATGTGCGATCGTGGCAGATAGTTTAGTTCTTTAGCATGCGAAACTATGCTGTCCCTCAATTGAGCTGTGTCGAGGAACATTTCGCTTGCAACCATATTAAGATAAAACGAGTTCAAATACGTGTTGTATGCTAGCACATCAACCAGCACAGCCATATTTGAACCTTCAAAGTTGTAATCTTTGAACGCTGTGTTTGTTTTTAAATATGTCTTGATGTTATTTTTGAGTGTATCAAAATCAAGACCTACAAGATTAATGCTTGTATTTGCCATTACCGTACCCTAGTGAGAATTAAATCGAGCACCTGAGGCTCTGCACTGTTAATTGTTGAAAACACAATTGTAACTGTATAAGCGTTGAGATCAGGTTGTCCTGAAACTATAGTATTAATTAATTTTGCCCTTGGTTCAAAATTTGTTATAGCGGTTTCAATAAGACTTTTCAATGCTGACTCAGTTGATGGTTCAATATTCTCAAAAAGCAGAGCTCTAATATCGCAACCAAAATCATAGTTAAAAAGCCTCTCTCCACGATTCGTCAAAACAATATTTCTAATCGAATTCTTTACTGCATCGGTATTTTCAAGAGCAATTAAATCCTTGGATCCAGCAGCTGTCTCCATTGTTGCTAGAAAATCACTGTAATAAACAGGTTGTTTTCTTGTTGATGTGAATCGATCTTTTTTAGTAACAATTGCCAACTTATTCTCCTACGCGTGGTGCTGATGGTACTTCACCACAATCTATACCTGATCCCCGTATATCCGCTGGACATGCATAATCTGTTTTGCCAGCCTGCTTTCGTATGTAATAATCAGATCCAAAATACTCCTTACTCACACCTTCATATCGAATATTGGTCGATTGCTTTACTGTTTCGTTTTTGTTTGCTGCTGATACATTATACGTTCCGTCAACAGTTAAATTGTAGTTGCCATTCACTCTGCAATTAACGTTACCTTCAACAGTGATGTTTAAATTGCCTTTGACAAAAAGTGTTTTGTCCTTCAAAACAATTTCATAATCATCCCCAACAATTTTTTCTACGCGACGTCCTGATGCATTTACTTCTCTGTAAGAGCCAGATCTATGGTAAGTATGTATCCTTTCATAATTTGGCGTGTCGTCTATTTCAAAAACGTGACCAGATTCAGATCTAAACACCTTGTTATATGGGTATTTAGCATTGTAAGCAGGCTGTGGTTCAGGGCCAGCAAGTTGTTTATTAAGGTTGTCTATTTCACGGGCTTGGTTAGGGACATCGTGCTTTTGCACATCGTTATTTGGTATACCAAACATCGAACCAAAGTATACGGGCATCTGACTTTCTGCACCGTCCATGAAAAATCCAAAAACAGTCGAGCCAACTTCGGGGCCAACAGGAGCTAAACCAACCTGACCTTTTGACGAGCTGATAATTGGAACAAGTGGCGTGGCCCACGGCAACTTGTCTGTTGGAAGCTGCTGTGTATTATTGTTGTTGTGGACAGTGTTAATTCTTATTTTT